ATAGGGCTACAATAAGCAGTAATACAAGTACACTTGTAAAAGATAGTGCTTTCAAAATTGCAAATTTAATCATGTTTCAAAAAATTGCTAATATTCTTAGCATAGTTTCATTTGTAATGGTAGCTTCCATGAGTGGTGGAGCGTACTTTGGTTACAAGTATGTAACTTCAGAACAGTTTAAAACAAAAGTTATGAATCAAATTCTTGGAGATGTTCAAGGAATGATGCCTAAAGTATTAGAAAAAGGATTACCTGACCTTACTGGCCCATCCTTACCAATACCACCAACAACGGGTGAATCACAAATATGAACTGCTGGCACTGTAATACTGAACTAATTTGGGGTGCTGATGCTGATATAGAAGAGGATTTTCAGCCTGTTATGTATCAAGAATATTCAATGGTTAGTAACTTTTCATGTCCCAAATGCGACTCATATGTAGAAGTCTATAAAAGAAGAGATGCCTACGATTGAAATACCTGATATAAGTATTCGTGAGATATATATTCCAGACGTTCCAGAAATCTATAGTCCGCATTATATAGATATAGCAAAGCCACCTGATATAGATGTTCCTGGTTGTACATATCAACATCGTGATATAAAAAACACAGGTAATCGTAATTTGTTATTAGATGATCCTAATGGCGTATATACAACGTGCGACTTTCCATTTCCTAGTTTTGTTCCTCTTGACTATACACCTGAGAATTTGGTCATTACAGAAGAAGCACCTATTAATAATGAAACTCCACCCTTACCAGAAGCAACGACTCCAGAGATACCAGAAATACCAAAAGAAAAAGATATTGAATTAGAACCGTGCCCTGGTAAAAATCAGCAAAGAGTTGGTTCATTTGTTAACGAAAAACGATTGGAACGTGTCATCGGGCATAAAAGAGGTGATGATGGGATTGAGTGCATCACTCTATATGAAGACGTTCCTTTTGTGGATCAATACATCCCAGAACCGAGCACTATTGTTTCTACTGCTGTTATTGGCCTTGTGGCTGCGAGTAGCCCTCTTATTCTCAATTTAATAAAACCAGCTATAAAAAATATCGTAAAAAAACTTACAAAGAAAAAAGATAATGTAAAATAAAAGAACCCTATTCGACAAGGCAATGGATAGGGTGTCTAGGTAGGCAAGTTAATACCCGTGCTTGTCTACTGCTTATTTGATGTATAATAAATATTAGTAAAAGGATTTGACCCCTTGAGAAGTTCTAGACACTCTCTTAATGCTCACAGCAAACACTCAATAGGCAAGGTCGTTCTTATTTAAAATACCACCTTTTACTGTTTTAATTTGTGAGTATGTGGGATAACTTGATTTGGTGGGATAGTAACGACAATATCTTCACAGGTAACAGCACTAGGAGTATTAGGTTTGAAAGTAACACCTAATTTTGCTTGTTTTGCACACATTTCCAAACGATAGAGGCTGATTTCCATTTTGGTTTTCTTAATTAATAGTTTTTGAGCTTCTATATTTACTATTGTTGCCTCATGGCAAAGAGCAGGAGATTTTCCTAGTGGAATATTTATCTGAGCAGAGATACCATAGTTCAAATTGTAATTATCTTTTTCAAATCTAGGAGTCTCTTGAACGTATTTTATCTCTCCAGTATTTTCATCATATATGTTTTGCCTAGTGACATATTCTTTTGGTCTATTAAATGACCAAGCATCAGTTACATAAGGAGTGATAGTAAGGCTAGGAGAAGCACAGACTATACCTTGACTCATTTTGTAAGAAGGCATAGCTGAAGGGGTTATCATGGTGGCATTGTTGTTAACGACCCCCTGTGCGTTAGAGCTTGGGGATGCCACGGTTGTATTAGCCAAAACCCTTGCAGGGCAAAGGATTAGAGCTACTGCCCAAATGTAGTTGTAGTTTCTGTTGTAGTGCTTGAATTTATTGTCCTTGTTATTGTGGTTACTGTGTCTAATCCTGGAGTTATTAGAGTTTCTTGTAGAGAGAAGGCTGCTCCACCATTTGTTATTTTCCATCTTGGCACAGCATCTAAGTTTGGCGAAGTCCAACTAAAATTTACTCCTCCAACTGTTTGTTCTGTAAGAGTAGTAGCTGTAGGATTGATATATCCGTTGAGATCCGATGACTCAATATTATGCCCTGATGCAGAATAGGAATATCCTGTCCGATATTGATGGCTCGTAATAGTTTCATTTATTACTGATTCAGAAGTGCTTGAAGTTTGGCTCGTACCTGAACGAAATTGTGGAACGACAGGCACAGCAAGGGTTCTTATAGGTAATAATAGTAAAACTAACCAGTAAAGTCTAGTCAATCGTAATAGTAACTTTAGTAGATCCTATGCAACTTGTACCCGATCCACCTGCGGTACAGGTGTGGACTCCAGAACTCAATGACGTTAAAGCAAGAGATCCAGCAGTACCGCCTGATCCAATAGTAGTCTGACCACCTAATACTGGTAATGCTGCAATACCCGAACTAGGAGTCACAGCAGATGGTGTAGCATCTCCCATTATTACCGACTCCGTTTTTGAAAAAGCTGATCCTGCTGTTGTTACTGTAGTATCTGTTTGAATCATAGCTGGTACTCCGTTGGATAACGAACCAACATTGATTCCACCAATCTTTCCTGCTGTTGTGGTGTCTCCTACAGTTACAGATGGTGTAATATTATTTCCACTTAAAGAATATGTAGTTCCTACTTTGTTGGTTACTACATAAGGCATATCTACAGAAATTTGGGCAGATGTCACAAACTCTTGTTTTATGTCAGCAAAAGCAGCCGAAGGTAAAAATAGAAGTAAAGCAAACAGTTTTTTCATTTGATACCTACTTTGTTTTTACTATTATCCACTATTTTAGGGTTATTACTGTTATTTTGACCACTTTTCTTGTTTCCTACTGAGATCCCGTATGAACCAAGCACTCCCGAAACTAGACCAGCCGTAAACGCTCCATCAATCCTTACCCGACCCATGTATCCAAGAGTCATCATTGATAAACTCCAGGTCAAAATCAGAAATCTGATAGCGTGACCAAAGAGTTCTCCCCATTCAATACCTTCTTTTTCTTCTTTCTCTTCAGCCATAAAAGTTAAGATTCTTGTCCAATACTAGCATTTTAGCTATGTTTGGGAAGTAACACATATTTTTTCCATGTATAAGATTCTAAAACCAATCTTAATGACCTTTTTAACGACAACTGCTGTTAAGAGATTGGTCGTAGATTTACTGAAATCAATCGCAAAACAAACTACAAATACGCTTGATGATAAGGCAGTCGCAATTTTAGAAAAACAACTTTTTCCACCAGCATGAAAATTACTAAATTTCTCAACATTGACATCGAACCAGCACCTCCAGAGTTGGAATTAGAAATTGAGATGCAATGTAGAGAAATTATGAAAAGTAATGATTTAGATAATATAAAAAGATATTGCACTCATATGGTTAGAAAGAAGTTTGACCAAGATATTTTTATGGCTTCTTTATTAAATAGATTGATTGAACTAGAAGCTAATCGTGTTGTAGCTGAAATGAGAAAGGTAAAACCTAAGAATCCTTTGAAGAAATTTTTTCGTATTCGTTAAGATATTTTTTTTCAAAGTCTTTAACTAGCATAGAGTCAGTCTTATCAATTTCAAAATTAAATTTTAGAATTGCCGTGCGAATATGTTCTGTAATCCAACCACCTTGTTTTGAAACAACTTGAGCTTTGTTTCTTTCATTTATAAAAATATAATGGTCATAGCCTTTTAGTTCTACATCTAAAAGATTTTTTTCTAAGTCTTTACGTCTTATTTCCTTTAGTTTTCTTAGTTTTTTAGAGTCGCTCATTTTTCGTAAGTGTCAGGTGGAGTTGATAACCAATGTCGAACCCCATTGATGATCTTATAATTATACGTTCCATCAGTAACTATTTTTGGTTCGATTTGTTGTTGATTGAGTTGAGAAGTCTTGATAATGCCCTGCCTTGTAGTCGATTCTGAATAACTTTTTTCCAATTTTCCTCGTCTTTCTTTAGAGCTTCATTGTACTCTTTCTCATCAATATTGTCTTGTAAAAATTTATAAACAATATCTCGAATCCAAGACGTAGGCTTAACTTTCAGTTGCTCTCTAATGTATTTATCGAAAAGTTCTCCTCGATTTATGTCTATCAAAACATGGTAATATTTCTTGTTTCCTCGAGGATTCTTACCAGATTGAGCCATGAATATTTTTTTAAAACTATATTATCACAATCTCGTTGTATTAACTTTTTACTCTCCTTTCTTCTAAATCTTCAAATGGGTCAATCTCTTCCCAAGAAGGGAAATCACCATCTTTTGATTTTAATATATACATTTTTTCGTTAGAACTATTCCAACGAATAATGCCTTCTTTAGGCGAGTAGTTTTCTTTCTTCATTTTTTACTCCAAGCCTTAATTAAGCGTTCCAATTCAGCAATCCTTTGTTTTGCAGCTTCGATTCTTTGTTGTGTAGTCATAGATTCAGATTCTAATAATGTTATTTAGTGTTTTCCTTGGGGAGAGTGGCTGAAATTGTCCCATTCTCTATAATCACGCTCCACAGCTTTGATTTGGTGTGGGACAAGGGTATGGGACAAGTAAAGTTGTCTCACGTTCCAATTATAATGGGACAATCTATCTTGTCTCACATAGTTGTCCCACTGAAATCTATTGGTACGACTAAGATTCTTCTAATGGGACAAGATATGCACCCTCTCCCCGTGCGAGGACTGCTCTATAAGACTTATTAGAATCATCATCTTCTATAAGTTCAATAAGACCTTTTTTAAGTA